GCAAGATGTTGTCGTTTGGAGCGCGAAGCAAGGAGGTCAAATCAATGTGCGTGAAGTGTGAAGCATGCCAAGAGACTTACTTCTGCAGGCACAACCAACGCCTAAGCACTGGTGAAGTCGTACGATGCGAATACAACTTCATGTGGGTTCAAGCCTGTATGCTATGTCAACCCAAGTAAGGGATCAATGAGATAGCAACCTGTACAGTTTCAAACCCACCGACCAAACCGAGAGTAAGAAAAGACACAAGCACGTTGAGTCGAATTAGACTCTCAAGGTTGGACTCTTTCTCTGCTCGACGTTCTTCGCGTGCCATAAGCCACTGTGCAAATCGTTCGGTCTTGGTTGGTGCTTTCGTTTCTTCTATTGGTGTTTCTTCAGACATTTTAATTCCTCAATTAGATTTGTGCGCCCATTCGGATCGCAGAGATTTCGTACTCAAACATTTCCTTAGTAAATACTGGACCGGTTGCTGCACCTTTCTGTGCAATGCGAATTGCTGTTCTTTCGCCGGCTTTAGTGCCGACATATTGACCAAGTTGTGTACCCAATCGAAATGCCTTGAATATAGGCAACTCTTTCATTTTATACACGTCGCCAATCATCTCAATCAACGTCCGGTTCTTGTTGTAACTCGTATGCTCTACGTTGTCGCATAAGATATACAAATTCAGGCTCTTCCTTTGCGTCAGCCTCGATCACAAAACGAATACCGGGAATAGTTACGCTGTCGATTGTGGAGATAGTGCCGGGAGGTCCGACTCTTTTGATAAGGAATCTAAAATATGATGCGATGTATATTCTGTCCGATGTTGTTGATTCTGCCATTCCGTCAACTGTCTCATTTACTAATTGAAAGTAACTTCCAAAAGAACCTGAGTCCGACGTAATACTCCAAGTCTGAACACGCCTCAAAAAACAATTGTCTGAGGACATGGTACCAAGGGGCCAACCCGCTCCAGCCTGTATATCTAGGCTGCTGATCGGAACGTCACTTAACATGGTAATCATTTCAATTGCGTCACCTGCGACGCCATTAGCCCCAGTTGGTGGGTATTGCATTTGCAGCGATATATTTTTGATAAACAATGTTTTTTGCTCCATTGACAATCCAGCAAGATCGAAATAACCTTTGTTGGCTAAAACTTGCACGTTGTTTGAACTCAATGAAATGGCCTCGTATTGGCCACCGCCAAAACCTCCTATATCCCAAGTGTTGGATGTCTCTTTAAACTGCACGTAAAGTGCTTCATATTGCTTAGAAAGTAGTTTGGTCATTTCTTACCACCCTTCTTCTTCTTTGCACCCTTCCAAGACTTTGCAGCCTTCTTGAAACGTGCTTGATGAGTCATACGCGGATGAGCCTTCTTCAAACGTGCGAGTTCCTTCTTCATGTATTTGTTATATGCAGAAGGTGCACGTGAGACAGTCTTAACTGCCTTCTTGACAGCTTTCTTTCCTGCTCGCTTTGCTGTGGATCGTGCTTCTTGTTTTGCACTCTCAACAAACAGTGCCTTGAGTTCTTCAAGGGTTCCTTCAACTTTTACCAAGGTAAACACCTCAGTTGTCTGCAGCAGTTGATTGGATTGCGATGGCCATAAAGTCCTTTGCACCAAGGGTGACAATGGAGGCGTTGACTCGGACGGTGACGTTCACGGCTTGGTTAGTATCGATCGCAGACGAACGACCGACAATGTAGAGTTGATCGTTGACAACGTAACGTCCATCATCAGAACCTTTTCCAAAGTTGTCCGGGTAAAGATCGATTGTATTGCTTAGGAAAGCATCAGAGTCGAAGAGGAGAGCAGCAGATGCAACCAAGGCACGGTCGTTGCTGAAAACCATACCGCCACGGTTTAGATCAGTGACTTGAACTCCGACGCCTGCGGTCGTAGCGCCAAAGGCACCCGTTGGTCCAATTGCTGAGGGAGTAGTTCCTTGGAAGATGAAATCAACGCTGTGTACTTGGAGGGCTTGGCGATCACCAACATCAACATAACTGCCAAGGTCAATGGTTGCGAACGTGTCTACGTTTGCCGCAGTAATTGTCAATCGTTCGGTAAGCGTAAACATCGAGGTCTTTTTTGTAGCCATTCTTAATCATCTCTTTTTGGGGGTGTCCAGGGGTTGTTTTTGTGCATGACGTACCAAACCGGTTCCCCTGGACAACACAAGTACCCCACATCCAGCACTTAATCTTCTCTATCGGTGGCACGCCATAAGATACTCGCCCTCACCACACCCGCCCCTATGTATAGCCATAGGCTATAGGCATTCCGCTAATGCGTACATACTTATACTAGGGGTGTATAGGATCAAACATGGCCAAGACCAGACCCACTTATGACGAACTGTTTGAATTGTACCAAATGATGCAAGAGTATTACCCCGACCGATTGCGAGAGATCGTAGAAATCATTTGGGAGGAAGAGTGATGCCAAACCGTACCATTAGCCTCGATGAAGTAAGCGATGCGATCCGCAAGCAACTGGTCAAAGACGGCGAGAACTTTTCTCACTGGGTTCGTATGCAGTTGCGGAAGTATGCTCCTGGTGAAAGTGAACCGAAAGTGAAACCTGCACCACCTCGAAACTACATGTGCAAGAATTGTTTTGGCAATCATTGGACTGCCGACTGTCCGACGCTGGAGGTTTCTGAATGAATGTTAACAGTTGCAAAAATTGCAATAAATTATATTATGCCAATTCTAAACATAATGGAATACACTATCATGATGTGTATGGATTATGTGTCAAATGTATTCATTTGTGGGAGGTAAAAGAATGACTTGGAGCAAGAACCCAAGGTTCTGCGGCTGCGGAACGCGTATTAGTTCAAGCGCGAATGTATGTTCAATTAGGCCGAGGTGTGCAAGATGTTGTCGTTTGGAGCGCGAAGCAAGGAGGTCAAATCAATGTGCGTGAAGTGTGAAGCATGCCAAGAGACTTACTTCTGCAGGCACAACCAACGCCTAAGCACTGGTGAAGTCGTAC